ATAGTATTTTTGTTAAAGGCAAAGAAAAGCCAATTAAAATATATACATTACAAAATGGTTAATAAAAAAATGACAGTAAATGATGTTGCAGAAAGATTAACAAAATTAGAAACAATATCGCATGAACGTTGGAAAACTGCTTTTAATGAGTTTTCTGATATTAAACAAGAAATTACCTACATAAATTCAACTATAAAAGCTGCAACCTTTGGGGTGTTTGGTTTTATTGGTGCTATAGGTATCGCTGTATTAACGAGGTTTTTAATATGAAAGGTTTGTTAAAAAATATTGTGGGTGCGGTTGCTCCTACGCTTGGTTCTGCTATGGGTGGACCATTAGGTAATATGGCAATGGGTAAAATAGCACAGGTGTTAGGAGTTTCTAACGATCAAAAAACAATACAGCAAGCAATACAAAACGCTACACCAGAGCAAATGTTAGAACTAAAAAAAGCAGAACAAGAGTTTGAAGTACAGATGAAAGAGCTTGATGTAGATGTATTTCAACTAGAAACACAAGATAAACAACATGCTAGAGGTATGTTTAGTAAAGACTGGACTGCAAGAATTATTGGTTTATTTACCATAGGTGGCTTTCTGGGATATATCTTTTTAGTAACACTACAACCACCAGAACAAAACTCAGAAGCATTAATTAATTTAGTGCTAGGTTATTTAGGAGGATTGGCA